CTCGAAATGAGAATGCAAGATCTCAAAGACGAGGCAGCAAAATGTCACGATCAATATGACCGGATGTGGTATCATAAGATAGTGGCAGAATTATATTGGGTCGATATGCAAATCAGGGGCAGGGAAGAAGGAGATTCTAACTGTCCTTTACCTAACACAAATTTAAAGACGGAGATTCACTAGTGAAATACTTGGCAAAATTAATGACTGAACGTACCACCTATGATGGTATTGTTATCATAGGAGTTTGTTTAGCGGTTCTTACTTTTGGCGGACTTGCAAAAATGGCTGCATGGGCAGGTCTCGCTTACGGTATTTGGACTCTAATAAAAACTGAAGGATAAATTTATGCATGAATATAAATGCAGAGTTAAAAAAGTTGTTGATGGGGATACTGTCGATGTTGACATTGATCTTGGTTTTGGCATTTGGTACCTTAATCAGCGTATTCGCCTTCATGGGATTGATACTCCTGAGTCTCGCACACGAGATAAAGTCGAGAAAAAATACGGCTTGGCAGCGAAAGTATTTCTCAAAAACCACCTCGGAAAAGAAACTGTGATGAGAACTCATCAAGACAAAAAGGGCAAATTTGGGCGTATTCTTGGTGAATTTATTGCATATGATGCTGTGACGGATTCTTGGAGATCGATCAACCAAATGATGATTGAACAGCATCATGCAGTTGCATATCATGGCCAAAGCAAAGAAGACATTGCAGAGGAACATATTAAGAACAGAGAGTATGTCGTACTCTAAGCAGGTAATGGACCACTACGAGAATCCTCGTAATGTGGGCAAGCTAGATAAAGAAGCAGAAGACGTTGGAACTGGAATGGTTGGCGCTCCTGCTTGTGGTGATGTGATGCAATTGCAGATCAAGGTGAATGCTGATGGAATTATCGAAGATGCTCGGTTTAAAACCTACGGATGCGGAAGTGCTATCGCTTCTTCCTCACTCCTTACCGAATGGGTTAAAGGTCGTAGCCTTGATGAAGCTGGGAGTATTACCAATTCCGAGATCGCAGAAGAACTCGCATTACCACCAGTCAAAATCCACTGTAGTGTGCTTGCAGAAGATGCGATCAAAGCTGCGATAAACGATTATAGGATGAAACATGAAGCTGTTCGAGACTCTCAATGAAGACACATTCACATTATTTGCCGCAAGACATTTCTATAATCCTACCTGCATAGACGCTGAAGAATTTTACGAAGATATCAAACGATTTAAATATGTAAAACGATTGCTCAATCGATATATTGATCAAGGCGTCTTAGCAGAAAGACTTATTTTAAATCATTTGGTTGTCATATTCAACGTGTTTACTATTCCTGCTGGGTTGAAGATGCTCGAATATAAACTAGAAGAAAAACACTGGCCAGTTATAAAACCATTTTTAATTAAACTTTCAATTATCGAGAATAATAAATATACGGGTATAACAATGGATCAACGCGTTGTTGATCAATTAAGGAAGATTTGATGTCATTATTAACAAGAGCCGGAGACCTCGTATACACTTTTCGGTTTATCAAACTTTTAATTACTAGCTGGCCGGATACAGACGCATATAAACTCGGTATCATCGATGAGGAAGGCAAGAGAATAAAAACAAAGAAGATCGAGTCTTCACAAGAAAAAGCAGCTTACACAACCTTTCATCGTTTAGTCTATAATATCAAGAGGCTCTTGCAAAAGGCTCCTGGAGGAGGCTCTAAGCTCGCTTCTTATGCTTCTGCGCTATTCCTCATTAAAGAACATTTTGGTATCGAAGAAAATAATATGGAAAAGATTCTCAAAGAATCTGGCCTCGACCTGAGTGATCTGTTACAAGAACAACACGCTTGGTATATGTTAGCTGACAACCAGATATCTCCTGGTGTGTATAAAATAGCCAATGACAAACTACTCTCAGACTCGTTACAAGAGTTGGCGTTTTCTAAAGATAAAATTCGAATCTCTGAAGATTGTTTCCCCATTGACGATATTTTTGGTATCAACATTTATGAAGGAACGCACATTGGCACAAACCAAAAGATTCACTTTACAATAGGTGAGATCTATAAATGAGCGCTATTAATTTTAAAGCTTTTCAAATCACCGAAGATATAAAGAAAAATCAAAGAGCATTAAAATCTCACATCGAACGTTCTCTCCAACTAAAAGGAATAAAAATTACCGGTAAGGGCAGAGGCGGATTACAAACACGATTCCCGCTTCCTATTCCAGAAAAAGAATGGCCCAAGTATTTTGCTGCTATTGGGGTTAAAGTTAGTGACTATCCTGGGCAAAGTTTGTCAGCTAAATTTTTCACCTATCAAATGACTGCAACAAAAAATGTTGGTGCAGTTAAAAAAGGCACTACTCTTCCTTGGGTTAATAATTACACAGGTAAGACCGCTGGCGGCGGCCAGCTGTTTGGCAATAAAGAACTGACCCCAGACTCTCTAGGTCTTGCAGGTAAGACTCTTGACACTAAAAAGATAATCGCTGCAGTCTCTAAAAAATTGAATGCCAAATATGAGAAACCTATAGCTGATTCTCTCATACGTTTGCTTAAACTTTCTAATACAAGTAAAACTGCGGTTCCTCTTGATCCCGAGATGTCGTTTAAAACAACAGACCTTGCTAAAATATCTGCTGACTTTGGTGAGATAATGGCTGCTGTTTGGGCACAGAAAGCGCTTCGGTTTCGTGCAGCATATTTTCCAACAGCTTCAAATGAGCCATTAATAGATTTCTATGGCATAAGAACAGGTATACAATATCCTGTTTCAGTTAAGTCTGGCGGCGGCGGTAAAGTAACTATACAGAATATTATTAATTCGATCGAAAACCGAGCTAAGACCGCCAGTCGAGTCGACCTTTCTGCCGAGAAATCGCTTGGCATATTTAAAATCGTCAACGATAACCCGATGAAACAAGGCATGATAAAACTGCATGTGTTTATGAATACCGAAGCGATAAAAAAACTTTCGAGTATTACCGACATACCTGTTAAACAAATTGACCTTGACAAGCTGAAGAGTTGGGTTTCTGATAAAGATTCTACAGAACTTAAAGCCAAATTGCAACCGTTTTGGGATGTTTTAAATATGAAATTGGCCGATAAGACTATCGAAGGTCCAGATAAACTTCGATTGATAATATCACCTCTTGGTGAATCTATCTGGAAGATACTTAATAATAGTAAAGAAATAAAAAACTCTTTGACTAATGTTGCGAAACAAGTTGCGTTGATACAGGTTAATGTTGACGCGACAAACAAACAGATCACATTTAAAAGTAACTTTTTTAGAGACGCTGATTTTGAGTTTGGCTGGGCTGGCTATGTTGGTGGTAACAAGCTTGGGTTCAAAATGTCTCTTAAGAAATAGGATAAAGAAATGAAAACCTTTAAACAGATGTTTGACGAAGAAATGACTACTGCAGCAGATGCTGGTATTCCTGCAGACACTAAAGACATGGGTCCAAAGAAGAAAAAGAAATATAAAGTTTTGACTCGTGGATATATTGAAGTTGCGGGTAAAAGAAAGAGAGTTTCTAAATGATGTATTTGAAATTGATTCTTCTCTTTGCAGTTATCTCTGCAATTGGAGGAGGTTATGCATATCACACCACGACTGTTTCTAAGTATCAAGCTACTGTTTCTAAACTCGAAGCCAATAACAAGACGCTCAAAGACAACAATGTGACTTTAACTGAAGTCGCTGAGAAAAACGCACAAGCAATTAAAAACATGGAAGCGCAGCAGGTACAAGAACGCGCACAGATTCTTGAGCTCTCTAATCGAGCACAAGCTCTTGAAGCAGAAAAGAAAAACTTTATGAAAATCTTTAAAGACCACAACCTCACTCGACTCGCTCGAGCAAAGCCAGGAATGATCGAAACAAGAATGAACGCCAAAACAGAAGAGGTTTTTCGATTATTAGAAGAAGATAGTAAAGAAGTGGAAAAAGCAGATGAGCGATGATTTTATAGATGAGATTAGTCAGAAAGAAATTTCTGATAAACATAAGCAATCATTGAACGGTGCTTTTTATAAAACATATACTATCTGCGACATTCATAGAAAAATGTACCAAAAAGCTAATAAGTGGCAAAAGAGTAACAAGCCAATAACAAAAAAAGAGATTGAAGATTTCAATTATCTTATGGAACGCGCATATCATTTTGCGAAAAAAATGAACACAAAACTGCGTCAATATAAAGGCGGATATGATGATGGTTGGTACGCAGAAGAAGCAAAGAACCATAAAGAATGGATAAAGGAATTGAGAGAGAAAGAATGAAAATTTTACTATTGTCTGTATTACTAGTATCCGGTTGTTCTTGGTTGCCAAAGTTTCCCAAAAGCGAACAACCTCCTTTTGTTGCTCCTGAACCCGTTGTTATTAAAGAAATAGAAACCGTTCCTCTTCGAATATATCAGCCTCCTCTTCCTGGAGCGATTGATCTTCTCAATGTTAACTTCTTTGTTATTACTGAGGAAAATTATCCTGAGAAGAAAAAAGAAATTGAGAAAATCCTTGATGGAAACTTTGTAGTCTTTGCGTTGACGCCAGATGGTTATGAAAAAATGGCTGAAAACTTCCAAGAAGTGCGGCGCTATATAAGACAACAGAAAGAATTAATTATCTATTATCGTAATGCTACCAGTGAAAGTGACGGCACCACTGCCGAAGATTGGGCTGAGAAAAATGAAGACTTGGTAAAGTCTAAAAAATAATATATAATAGTTCCACTTAAAAAATAAAACCCCTTGACGAATGAGGAAGTCCAACTATGCCCAACAATTTTTTGCCCACTAGCTACCAAGAATTTATACACTTATCCCGATACAGCCGATGGCTGGAAGAAAAGGGGCGAAGAGAAACGTGGGATGAGACGATTGGACGTTATTTCGATTTCTTTACTGAACATCTAGATGAAACTTGTGGGTATAAATTGCCCAAGAAACTTCGCGATGAGCTTGAAGATGCAGTACTCTCTCAGCGAGTAATGCCTTCGATGCGTTGTTTAATGACTGCTGGTGAAGCGCTCAAACGAGAAAACATTGCTGGTTACAACTGCTCCTACATCGCTGTCGATAAGCCTAGCTCGTTTGATGAGATCCTGTATGTCCTTATGAACGGCACAGGTGTTGGGTTTTCAGTCGAACGTCAACACGTCTCACAACTACCTGTAGTAGCTGATGAGTTTCACCCTACAGATACTACCATTGTAGTAGGCGATAGCAAACTTGGTTGGGCAAAGGCATTTAAAGAGCTGATTGGATTACTTTATGCAGGGCAAATTCCACAGTGGGATATGAGCAAAGTAAGGCCAGCTGGTGCGCCTCTTAAAACCTTTGGCGGTCGAGCTTCTGGTCCAGAGCCGCTCGAATCTTTGTTCACCTTTTGCGTTGAAACCTTTGAGATGTCTGCTGGGCGGCGATTAACTTCCGTAGAGTGTCACGACATTGTGTGTAAGGTCGCAGAGATCGTAGTGGTTGGTGGTGTTCGTAGATCCGCTCTGATCAGTCTCTCGAACCTCTCCGACGATCGTATGCGACACGCCAAAGCAGGTCAGTGGTGGAACGACTACGGCCATAGAGCGCTTGCTAATAACAGTGCAGCTTACACAGAAAAACCTGACATCGGTATTTTTATGGACGAGTGGAAAGCGCTCTACGATTCTAAATCAGGAGAGCGCGGTATTTTCAATCGTCAGTCTGCCAATATGATGGCAGAAAAGTCTGGTCGACGCGAGGTGGGTGACCACGAGTTTGGCACCAACCCTTGTTCGGAGATCATTCTTCGGTCGCGCGAGTTCTGTAATCTCTCTGAGGTTGTGGTTCGCGCGAGCGACACTCGCGAGTCGTTGCTTGAGAAAGTTCGACTCGCAACTATCCTAGGAACATTCCAGTCTTCGTTGGTAAACTTCAAATACATCTCAAAAACATGGAAGAAAAACTGTGAAGAAGAGCGGTTGTTAGGAGTTTCGATGACTGGAATCATGGACAACAAATACACCAACGGTAAGATCGGTGATCTGCCTTCACTGCTAGAAGAACTGAAAGCAGAAGCAGTCAGAGTCAACGCAGAGATGGCCAAGAAACTTGGCATCAATCAGAGTGTTGCGATTACTTGTGTGAAGCCTTCTGGTACTGTATCGCAGTTAGTGGACGCAGCCTCAGGTATTCATGCAAGACACAACCCGTTTTACATTCGTACAGTACGTGGTGACAAGAAAGACCCATTGACTCAATTTATGATTGACCGAGGATTTCCAGTCGAAGACGATCAGATGAATCCTTCTCACACTTCTGTGTTTTCTTTCCCTGTGAAAGTAGATAAAGGTGCGGTGTTCCGTATGGATATGTCAGCAATAGAACAATTAGAGATGTGGTTGGTATATCAAAAACATTGGTGTGAACACAAACCTTCTGTTACAATATCAGTTAAAGAAAATGAATGGATGGAAGTTGGTGCTTGGGTCTATAAGAACTTTGACTATATGTCCGGAGTATCTTTCCTACCGTTCTCTGAACACACCTATAAGCAAGCGCCGTACCAAGATTGTTCTGAGGCTGAGTATAAAGAAATGGTATTACGTATGCCCAAAAACGTCGATTGGTCAGACTTATCTGAATATGAGAAAAGTGACATGACCGTTGGCTCCCAAGAACTAGCCTGCGCTGCAGGTTTCTGCGAGATTCAATAAATGGAAGAATATACTTATACATTAGAATGTTCATCGTGCGATGTACATACAAGGCTTACTGTTTTTGTAGAAGATGAACTCCCAGCGTTTTGCCCCATGTGCGGTCATGACGTAAACGAAGAGTGGGAAGAAGCTTTCTGACTATATAAGTCTATGAGCTGGTACTTTGACGACAAATTGTTCGAACCAAATGAAGAAGAACTTTCTTCTTGGCAAGGGTTTGTCTATAATATTAAAGAAGTTGACACCGGAATGAATTATATCGGAAAAAAATTTTTCTGGAAACCAAAAACTCTTCCAGTCACAAAAACTCGAAAGAGAAGAAAAAGAACTCTTGTTGAGAGTGACTGGAAGGATTATTTTGGATCAAACAAACTTCTTCAAGAAAATGTTTCAACAAAAGGCTCTTCTAATTATATTCGAACAATACTCAAACTCTGTAAAACAAAAGGCGATTGTTCTTATTATGAAGCCTTCTATCAATTTCAAGAATCTGTTTTATTGAGAGATGATTATTATAACGAATATATTCAATGTAGGATACATTCAAAACATCTGAAAAGCTAAATACTATGATAGTAGGAAATTATTATGGCGTATGATATTCAACGGACTCGAGAAGTCTATGAAGTTTTTGAAGAATTTTCAAAAACAAAAGCAAGAAAAGATAAAATAGCTGTGCTACAAAAATATTCAACAGCCTGTTTAAAAGACGTACTTCGTGGGATTTTCGACGATAGAGTTCAGTGGAACCTTCCAGAAGGTGAACCGCCCTACAATCCTCAACGCGAAGAATCCGTTCCTTCTACTCTACTAAAACAACACATGAATTTTAAATACCTTGTCCGAGGTATTAAAACAGCAGACGAACTACCTCCATTTAAACGCGAAAAAATTTTTATCGATATGTTGGAGACGGTTCATCCGGAAGACGCTAAGGTTTTAGTGTCTATGATCAACAAAAAATCCCCAGTGAAAGGATTGACTAAAAAAATAGTACAGGAGGCTTACCCCAAATTAATCCCAAATTAATTATGTAAATTCCAAATCGATAACAAGGAGACTTGCCTATGGTAGTAAACCAAATAGAAAGATTAAAAAAAGACTCTAGGGAACTTGGAAATTATATCCACAAGTTAAATAAAAAAGGGAAATCAGAAGCAGCATATAAGATGATTAAAAAACAAGCGTTTTTAGATGCTGCTATAGAACAAGTTATATCAAGGGGGTGATCCTATCTAAGAGAGTCCCCTGAAATATGGGGACTCGCTTTTAGGAAAATATTATGCCGACATATGATTTAAAGAATAGAGAAACTGGTGAGATTAAAGAAATGATTCTCACAATTTCTAAGAAAGAAGAAATGATAGCCAGCGGAGAATGGATACAAGTGCATTTAGGAATGGCTGCTGATATTACACATACAGGCAACATTGTCGCTAAAACATCTGGAGATTGGCGTGACCTGTTAAAAAAGATCAAAAAAGGATCTGGGCGCGGCGTTAATATTAATACTTACTGATGACCAAAATTATCTCATCGCAAACCGACATGCGTATCCGGATCGATCAGATGGATACCATATCACCTATCACACCGCATCAACAAGACGCTTGGAAAGCCTGGAAAGATGGAGATCATCTCGCACTCACAGGCACTGCTGGTACAGGTAAAACGTTCTTAGGAATTTATCTCGCGCTCGAAGAAGTGATGGACAGATCGACGCCTTATGAAACCCTGCATATAATTCGCTCTGTTGTACCAACTAGAGAGATTGGATATCTTCCAGGAAGTGTTGAAGAAAAACTCAACGCTTATACTGGTCCTTATCGAGCAGCTGCAACGGAACTGTTTAATGACACCAAAGCATACGATAAACTCGTTCATAATAATTACATAAACTTTGAGTCAACCTCTTACATAAGGGGAGTGACCTATGATAGCAGTATTATACTTGTTGATGAAATGCAAAATTTAAACTTTCACGAACTTGACTCTGTCATAACTCGGGTTGGACAAGCGACAAAAATTATATTCTGTGGCGATTATTATCAGTCTGACTTCAAACAAGAGAAAGATAAAAGCGGGGTGAATCAATTTCTTAGTATCATTAATAATATGAAATCATTTACCCATGTCCAGTTTGGTTGGGAAGATATTGTTCGATCTGATTTTGTTCGTGATTATATTATGACCAAAGAATGGATGGGAATTAAATGATATGGAAGTTATAATAGTTGGTCATGGCCCTAGTTTATTGCACAAAAAATATGGTTCTTATATCGATTCGTTTGACTGTGTTATAAGACAAAAAGCTAATTCAATCAAATATGTTAAAGAAAACCCAGAGCAATATGGTTCTAAGACCAATGTTATTGGGGGGTCAACGGCTCAATATAAAACAATATCAAACATTCCAAATGTTCAGTGTTGGGTTTATATCGATAGTCGAAGAAATCCAAAAGAAGACTATGATAGTCGATACAATAGTGAGACAGTTAAATGCAATCAGCAACTCTGTCATCATTGGAATCAAATTTTTCGTGACATGAGAACAAACGACTGGTCAAGAAACTCGCAAGAAGCTCAGGTTCACTCTGACCCCGTTTTGGGACACAATCATATGTCTTCTGGAACACATACAATTCTCTATGCCTGTCACTATATTCAACCCTCTAAGATTCATCTTCTCGGATACGACAATGTGCGTAGTGGAAAGTTTGGATGGTCTGTCACAAGAGGTAAGGATTGGAAAAATTACGGCGACCATAGATATGATGTAGAACAAAAAATGCTTCCTCTTTTTGAAAAAGAATTTAACACGAAAATAGTATTTGTCGAATGAAAGTTTTTATTGGTTACGATCCCAGAGAAGATGAAGCATATCAGGTTGCACGAGCATCGATATTGAATCATTCTACAGAAGTCGAAATTATCCCTCTTGTGCGATCTGAGTTGATAGACAAAGGTATATTTCGTCGACAACACGATCTTAAAGCATCAACCGAATTTACAATGACTCGATTCCTTGTTCCTTTTCTCAGCGACTATAAAGGATATTCTCTTTTTGTTGATTGTGATATTTTATGTAACACTAATGTTTTAGATATTATGGAAACAATAGATGAATCTTGTGATGTTAGTTGCGTTCATCATGAATACACACCCAAAGGCAAGTATAAAATGGATGGAAAGTTGCAACACGTCTATCCAAGGAAAAACTGGTCTTCAGTCATGCTATATAACAATTCAGCGTGTTGGAAACTGACACCAGATGTAGTTAATATTGTCGACCCTTCTTACCTACATCAAATGAGGTGGGCTGATAATATTGGCTCTCTTAACCACACATGGAACTATTTGGCTGGGTATTACTCAGATATAGATAAACCGAACATTATTCATTATACAGACGGTGGACCATGGTTTTCTGAATATGAAAACTGTGAATTCGCTGAAGAATGGAAACAAGTAGCAAAACAACTAAAGGAAGAACAATGAACAGAGAAGAAGTTTTCGAGACATTAAAGATAGACGAGGGAGTTGAATACCAAATTTATCTTGATCACCTTGGATATCCTACCTTTGGAGTAGGCCACCTTGTTACAGACGATGATCCAGAAGCAGGATTAGAAGTCGGCACCGCTGTCAGTTCTACTCGAGTGTGGGAGGCTTTTGAATGCGATCTTGACACAGCAGTTGCTGAGTGCCACCAGCTTTTCCCTGGAGGAGCGTTCGACGAATTTCCAGAGGAAGTACAGCAGGTTGTTGTCAATATGATGTTTAACATGGGTCGACCAAGACTTTCTAAGTTTAAGAAAATGTTGACCGCTCTTGAAAACGGTGATTGGAAAACAGCAGCTATTGAAGGACGCGATTCGAAGTGGTATAATCAAGTAACTAATCGCGCAGAAAGACTGATGGTTCGATTAGAAGAAGCTTAAAAGGAATTATTAATGGCAAAGGCATTATCTTCAGGTAATAACAAAGTTGAATACAAACCAAAAGGCACTTCTATTGGTAGAGGACACTTTAACACGTCCTCTCTAAACAAAAAGAAAAAAGCAAATTATAAAAAATACAGAGGTCAAGGTAGGTAAATCACGTGGCAAAATATTCGAAATTCGATTCCGGAAACAAGAAAAGAAGGAACGATAAATACAGAGCTGAACGAAAAAAAGTTAAATTTGAAAAATCTCCAGCAAGGAAAAAATTAGATTATGAGAAGATTGATATATCAAGTATACGTCGGCAAAAAATCTAAACTATATGATGGGTGTGTTGCTTCTGTAGCCGCTTACTGTTCTCAACATAACATCGATCACATCGTACAAAAAGATCCAATTCTTCGAATCAAACCAAATGTCTTTACAACAAATCGTAGTAAAGAGTCTTATGAAAAACATGGCGGGTTTCTTCCCATATATGAAAAAGAAAACGCGTTTAGTCATCTGAAAGACTACGATCAGATTGCTATTGTCGACGCAGATATATTCGTTAGAGAAAACGCTGAAAATATTTTCGAAGATTTTGGTACTGATCACGCGTTTGGCGCAGTACTCGAGTCATCGATGCCTATCACTGATCAATACATTGCGAAGATTATTAATTATTCTGCGATGCAATATCAGGGTCTTTCTAAAAGACGTAAATATCGAGAAGTATCAAAAATGGGATATCCTTTCTATAATATGGGATTGATTCTTCTTAACAGCGCGCAATTCGAACCTTTTCTGAAAGGTCTTTCTCCAAAAGATTGGATAATGCAAAATGAGTTTGTTGATTTTGTCGACGGCCAAGGTGCGTGGAAATGGAGCACCGATCAAACTTTACTCAATTATTTTATCTACAATGCAAAGGTGCCTACGAAAGACTTACATTGGAAGTGGAATGGTTTATACACAGCCAACACAAAGATCAAAGAATGTTCTTTTGTACATTTTTTCTTAAAAGATAAACTGCCTGATCGGGGCGAGAACTTTAATGAATTGATGAAACATATATGAAAGCTCAAATTATCTATACTCCTTCGAATCCAGATTCTAAAAAGATTGGAATGGAATCTTTAAAATCGTTTCAGTCATACAAAGGATGGGATGTTTCTCTTGTCGAAGGCGTTATTAGTTCAGACTTTGATGATCTGGTAAAAGGCGCTCGATTACGAAACGATTTCACTACGAGGTTTGCGAAAAAAGGTCGATTGTGGATGATGCATGGTGAAAACAATCAAATATGGAAAACCAAAACAGCGTGCGTATACAACCATTTGTATTTCTGGAAAAAGGTAATCGATTCTAACGAGACTCAATGCTTCATTGAACATGATATTATTTGCGTTGCAGATGCAGAAGAATATGAGTTTGAGGATTATCTTATACTAAACATGGGAGACGCGTTTACTAATAAGAAATATCCAATACAAAAAGGTATTCGGAACTACCCTGTACCGATGAAAGAAAAATACAATAATCTTTTGGATGATAAATCATATCCTTTAGTGTATAATAAACCCAACGATTGGGAAAATGCTTATATGGTTCCTGGAACTGCAGCATATGCAATTACACCAGCTGGAGCAAAGAAGATGCTCGAGACAGCATTAACCGTTGGTCTGGATCAATCAGATTTTATTTTGAACACAAAAAATTGCACGGTTGAGTATATTAATCCCAGTCCTGTTATTTTCAATACGCAATATGTCACGACTAGTTGGGGTTTATAGATGGCTAAGATACCTGGAATAGAAGGTAATAATCGTATACCAATGGTCGCAGTTGATCAGTGGGAGATGATTGAACATCGAAGAAAACAGGAAACTGAGCATTGGAACAAGATCCAAGAAAGAAACGCGCTCAATTCTATTCTTACAATAGAGATCAACACAACAGAGCTCTGCAACCGTACATGCGTGTTCTGTCCTCGTCATGACCCTGAAATCTATGACAATAGAAACCTTCACCTCACTGTAAAAGGCGCTACAATCATTGCAGAGGAGCTCGAACGTTCTTCTTTTGAAGGTAAGATATCCTTTAGTGGGTTTGGTGAGAACCTTCTCAACCCATGGTTTCCAGAGATTATTAGTGTGTTTCGTAAGCATAGACCAAATAATGTCATTGAGTGTAACACCAATGGCGACAAGCTAGATGAGCACTACGCTCGAAGAATCTTTGACGCAGGCATGTCAATCATCTATGTGAACCTATATGATGGTATGGAACAAGTAGAACATTTTGACGAGTTGTTTGACCTTGCAGGCATCCCTCAAGAGAAATATAAGTATAGAGTGCACTGGGGTGGTATGGAAGACCATGGTCTAGTGTTAAACAATCGAAGCGGCGTTGTCGACTGGATGGGTATTGACGACTCGACGATTGAAGCTGTTAAAGATAAACCTTGTTATTATCCGTTTTATAAGATGTTTGTTGATTGGAACGGCGATTGTATTCTCTGTTGTAATGATTGGAATAGAGAACAGGTGGTTGGTAATTTAATTACTCAAAGCCTAAGTGATGTCTGGTTCGGCAAACCAATGACAAAGATAAGAAATAAGTTAAAAAAAGGCAACCGCACAGAAAAACCTTGCAACAAATGTAATGTAGATGGTACGTTATTTGGTAAACCATCTTTCGACTTTATTAACGCCCTAGGATCTACAACTGATGAATGAAATATTCCAACAAATGAATAAAAAAGACAAGGAACAAAAGACCTTCAGGGTTGATCATCCTTCTACTATTTGGAAAAAAATGAAGTCTCCTCTACAATATGCTAACTTTCTAAGCAACCAAGATAGAATGTATGATGTAATGTCGTTGTTATCGCCTAAAAAACCAAAGGGTATGCAAAAAGTTCGAATCGGCGAACAGAATGATGGTGGATATGTTTTTATAGAAGATCTGCTAAAAGGCGGCAACGTTGCATATTCTATCGGCATTGGCAAAACAGTTAAATTCGAAGAATCGATCGAAAAATATGGCCACCATATATGGATGTATGATCACACTGTTGACGCGTCTAGATTTAAAACGCCTAATCGAACAATACAGCGAATTGGAATTGGCCCGAAAAATACAAATGAAATTCATACGTTATCAAAGATGATTGCTGATAACGGTCACACCAAAGAAGATAATATGCTTTTGCAGATGGATTGTGAAGGGGCAGAGTGGGATGTTTTTAATGCAATTAATCCTGATACTCTTGTAGGATTTTCACAGCTTTGCATTGAAATGCATTGGTTTGTTTCTTATTTTTCACGAGCCTCTACCACAAACCTTATCGAAAACGCGCTACTGAAACTTCGAAAACACTTTACTCCTTGCCATATACACGCAAACAATTGGTCCGGTTTCTATAAGATTCCAGGTAAACCTCCAGTGGCGGAGACCTTTGAAGTTACATGGGTTCGTAACGATCTTGTAGAATGGTCTGAAGAGAAAGAGGTTTATCCGACCGAGTTTGATTCACCTTGTAACTCGACTCGATATGAGATCGAATTGGAGCATGCCCAATGGTAAAAAATATAGCAGTACGTTCTATGTCTATGTGGAGGAAGGGTGTTCCTTATACTACTCCTGGAGTAGGTGATAGAATACACGCGGTCTTATTTGCACAGAAATATGCTGACGCGCACCAATGCGAAGTTGTTCTTCACCTTACATCAGACAAGTATGGTAAACAGGCGAAAAAAGATACATGGGCTCAACTAAGTAGAATGACGAGTTACCGAGTAAAAATTACTGCTCATCCAGTTTGCGGTCTGTCTGAACCTGATTGGATAGAATATTTAAAATCTAAAGGATTAAAAGACGTACAGACTTATTATTATAAAGATTGGGTCGAACTTCAACCTCTTGGGCCCGTTACTGGAATGGATCTTATAGACGCAGACGAATACCTCACAGAATCTCCAGGACTCAACCCCGTTGATTGTTCTAATCATATTGCACTACCGCAAAAGTATGTAACTGTTCAATGGGACTCTGCAGATAAAAGTCGACAATTGTCGCCAATTCTCCGTAATAAGGTAGAAAACGAATATAGAATGAAAGGGTGTGATCTAGTTGTCGTTGGCGGAGAAGCTCGAAGTAAATACCTGCAGACGTCTCTAGAACACGTTGGGTTTTGCATGTCACATTCAGAAGGGCACGTTGGCATCGATTCTGGAATGTTGCACTTGGCTTCTCTTTACGTTCCGTGGAATCGGTTAGACATTTATAATGCTTTTGGAAACATTCAAGGAAAATCTTCTCACCATGTATACCGTTTTAAAAAACATGGTGCAAAACTTAACACATACATATAGGAGAAAAGAGATGAAACCATGGGACGAATATCGATTAGTTGACACTGCCGAAGAAGCGCAAGAGATGCAATTGAAACTTCTCACCAAGGGTATTGAACCTCATATGCAAAATTCGTTTAAACGATTAAACTCTCTTATGCGGTATGCAGCAAGATGCGAATCGGTAAAAGAAATAGGCGTGTTCCAAGGGAGCTCGTTTATGGCGATGATGCTTCAAGATAGTGTTTGCCACGGTGAGGCAATTGATATTAACCTTAAAAAATTTGAACAGTATATTAAACCTTTACTGTTAGACTATTGTGCAAGAACAAATAAGACAATGAAGGCTCATGGTGTGAGTTCTCTGGATAAATCAACTGTGAGTGAAGTTGATATGCTTCACATCGACAGTCTACATAAGCCAGCCCATCTAAAACAAGAGCTGAGAGTTCACGCGCATTCTGTCAAAAAATATATTGCGTTTCACGACATCAAACAAAACGATTGGGCTTTGCTTAAAGTTATTGAAGAGTTTTGTCAACACAACCCAGAATGGTCTGTTGTCGAAAGACTGACAGGCGGTGGAGCAGGACACGCTGTTATTGCTCGTAACGCGACCGAAGAAGACATGGGTGATATTCAAGAAAAACCTCCAGGACCAACCAAACGAATCAGCAGTTAAATGGGAATGGGAGATGACATGTTTTTTCTTGGCGAAGCTGAGAAAATATATCTAGAAACTGGACAACATATTCGTCCTGTCGGTAGCGGAAACTCACCTTTCTTTAAGAATGTGGAGTTTCTTTCTGACGCTGGTAAAACACTTAACACTCGAGACACGACTCCAGACACTACAGATTACCGAGTGCAGTATATGTGCGCTGAAGAGAGGCAAACTATCCTCGGCAAAAAGATGGTCTGGAGACCATATAAAATCAAACCTTTTCGAATTCGTTTTACAAAAGAAGAGCTAGAGATTGCAGATAAACTTTTAGAAGAACACAACGTACCCGAAGCGTTCGCGGCGATCAATCCTGATTATAAAAAGACTTTTTTCAGTCTGAATAAAAACTGGGGGTTTGCAAAGTATCAAGAGTTGGCAAATAGACTCGATATCCCTTGTGTTCGAGTCATGCCAAAGGGAATATACAAAGAACCGATATTAGAGGGAGCGATAAATATTGTTTGTGAAGACGTTCGAATTTCCTTTGCCATGCTTCGAAAGGCCAAGTTTGGTGTCGGGTATATCGGATTGTTTATCCATGCCCTTGGGGGTATGGAGATCCCCTGTGTTGTTCTACAAGGAGGAATAGCAAACACAACAATTGGTGAATATCCTGGACATATCAATATAGAATATGATCATCCAGAGTCGCCCTGCGGTAACACTTATGACTGTCAACATTGCGCTGACGCAAATGAATGGATGACAGTTGACATGGTTTATAATGCTTGTGAGAAATTATTATGAGTGAACATACAATACAATTTGGTGGTAAGATATATCCAAAACTACAAACAGAAGGATTTGCTTCACAATATGCATTTCCCTTTGCTTCTAAACTCTGTAAAGGAAAAGGCGTTGATGTTGGTTGCATGAAACCAGAATGGGCGTTTCCAGGAGCAATACCTGTTGATCTAGATTTTGAAGATGATTTTCATGCAATGAATCTTCCAGAAAAAGACTTGGATTACATTTTCTCATCACATTGCCTCGAGCATTTATCAGACTGGGTTGGTGTGCTTGATTATTGGTATTCACAACTTCGAGTCGGTGGAATATTATTTCTCTATCTTCCAAGTTATCACCAAGAGTATTGGAAACCATGGCACAATCGTAAACATATTAATGTTTTAGAGCCATATATTATACGAGACTATCTTCAATCTCGTGGCAAGTGGCGTTCTGTTATTGTGACAGATGGATTCGATCTTAATCATTCATTTTATGCAACGGCAATTAAAGTGTGAAGCCAACTTCTCTCTACCCAAAGAACGTAGATGAACTAAAATTAAATCATCTACATAAAGTGTTGATCAACGGTGCCTTTGATATGCTTCATACGGGACACATTGATCTTTTCATGTACGCTAAATCTTTAGATCCAAAATCATATGTAATTTGTGCACTTGACAGCGATGAAAGAATACGGCAGAATAAAGGTAGTGATCGCCCAGTTAATCCTTTGGCAGTTAGAGCTAAGATTTTGTCTCGTATAATTGACATTAACGAGGTTTGGTCATTTAACAGTGACGAAGAACTCATATGGCTTATGTCGCGAGCAGATGTAAGAGTCATTGGTTCTGATTGGAGAGGAAAACAAATTGTTGGTGAAAATCTGATTGATATCGATTTTTTTGAAAGAGTAAATGATGAAGCAACAACAAACACCATTGAAAGTTATATTAATCGGAGAAACATGTTGGGACACCTATAGATCTGGTGTTGTTTCTAGAATTAGCCCTGAAGCTCCTGTACCCGTTTTAGATTGGAATGGAGAAGACCTGCGTCGTTCAGGGATGGCGGCAAACGTTGCTCAAAATTTTACGAACCTTGGGGCGCGTGTAGAAATTCATACCAAATATGTTGAAGAGAAAATTCGATATTTTTCTCGACAGCATCAACTTTTAAGAGTTGACACTCCGCTCGGCGGTTGGTCTCCGTTTGATCCGAAAGAAATTGATGATTGGAAAGCTGACGCCATTGTTATCTCTGATTACAACAAAGGGTATATCTCTTATGAAGTTATAAGAGAACTTCGTCTTAAATATTCAGGACCAATGTTTATCGACACCAAAAAACCAGACCTTTGTCAATTCGAAGGAATTATAACAAAAATAAATAACGATGAGTGGGATCGAAGAATTAGCGATCACCCTTCTCCGAACGAGTTAATTGTAACTGGTGGCGGTGGTAAGATAGTGTCAGGAGAAGGAGAATGGAATCCTCCTCAAATAGAAATGGTTGATGTTTGCGGTGCAGGCGACACATTTTTTGCAGCCTACATTGTTAATTATCTACAAACAAATAATAAATCGACAGCAATAGAATTTGCAATGAGGGCAGCTGCGATTACGGTACAACATTTAGGAGTCTATGCTCCAAAACTGGAGGAAATATGACAAGGTTAGAAGGTGTAGTCGAAAAGGCATGGGGCTCTGAATTAATCTGGGTGACAAACGATTTGTATTGCGGTAAACTAATGAACTTTAGAGCAGGTAAATCTTTTTCTATGCACCTACATAAAGAGAAAGATGAAACTTGGTACGTTCTGTCAGGGAAATTTATACTGAAATTGATCGATACTCAAGACGCTTCTGTTATCGAAAGAATACTAAATATCGGAGATGTATGGCGTAATGAACCAATGATGCCTCATCAATTATATTGCCTCGAAGAAGGAACTATTATCGAGGTGTCAACACCCGATTCAGTAGAAGATAACTATCGCGTACAAAAAGGATCAAGCCAAAAATGAGATACATTGTCGACATAGACAAAACTATCTGTTTGACTGAGAACAGTAATTATCATCAATCTTGGGCAATAAGAAAACACGTTGAAAAAATTAATGCGCTCTATGACGAAGGCCATGAGATTATTTACTGGACCGCTCGTGGTGCAGTTTCTGGTAAAGACTGGAAAGAATTAACTGAAAAACAACTCAGCGATTGGGGTTGCCGATACACTGAGTTGTGGATGAACAAGCCGCACTATGACGTGTGGGTAGACGATAAGGCAAATTGGATATTCTAAATGAAAGCATATATTATTGTCCTTGAAGGAAACAGAATTTCCGAAAAGGGTTTACGTGACTGTTTACTGAGTAATGAAAGGGTTTCTAATGATATAGAAATTGAAAAATTCACTGCAGTTACACCCAATCAAATCGAAGAGTTACAAAAACAATACAACCTACAATACACTTATCCGATTACAGGACAGAGAACAGATTTTAATTCTGGGCTGCAGCTTTCAGCATATAAAACAGGCAAGATAGAAAATCGAATCGCTTGTTTCTTTTCTCACTACCTTCTTTGGAAAAAATGTATAGAAACCTCGAGCGATTTTCTTATCCTTGAACACGACGCAGAGTTCATACAAAAAGTTCGATGTGATCACCTTGAAAACTCAAAGTACCAAATCATTGGTATTAATGACCCAAGAGGCGCGACTCGAAAAGCACAAGAGTACCATAAGCTTGTCACACAGAGCGAGTTTACAATTGCTCCTCCTCCTACCATTGATTTGCACTATGTGCCTCAAGGATTAGCGGGTAATTCTGCTTACTATATAAAACAGACAGGTGCTAAAAAACTACTTGAACTTGTCAATCAGTACGGCATTTGGCCGAACGACGCGATAATGTGTAAACAATTACTACCTGGAATATTAGGCCAAACTAAAAACTACTATACGAAAGTACAAGGGCTCGTTTCGACGACTACAATATGAAATCATTTGTAATTACAATTAGAGGCAACACGTTATCAGAACAGGCTGCTGATAGATGCATTTTATCAATGCCTGATTTTAAAGTAAGTAAATTTAACGCTATAACTCCAAAAGAAAACCCTCTGGCAATACTGGAGATAGAATCTATACCAGTCTCTGGTTTTGAGGAAAAATATTCTTATCTTGAATCTTGTGTCTCTGCTTTTCTTTCTCACTTTTCACTATGGAAAAAATGCATTGAGCTTAAAGAAGAGTTTCAAATATTTGAGCATGATGCTGTTTGCACAGGAACCCTACCCGAATTTATCAACTACGATAAAGCAATATCGATAGGAAAACCTAGTTATGGTAAGTTTAACACGCCGACTTCTCTGGGTGTTAATTCTCTTGTTTCTAAACGATACTTTCCAGGCGCACACGCTTATCGTCTAAAGCCTCAAGGTGCAAAAGAATTAATCGCTAGAGCCAAAATAGACGGTGGCCCAACAGATGTTTTTCTACACCTTGATAGATTCCCTTGGTTGCAAGAATACTACCCTTGGCCTGTTGAAGCAAAAGATTCGTTTACAACAATACAGAAAACAGAAGGTTGTCTGGCAAAACACAATTGGCACGATGGGGTTGGTTATGAAATACTACGATAAGGTTTTTGTTACTGGTTGTGACGATAAAACTGAATGGCAACTAGAATGGTTTTTAAAAAATTTTATAAAACACAATAAAACAGTTCCGATTGTTTTCGCAGACTTTGGTGTGACGAATGAAACGCGCGAGTGGATATTTAAAATAAGTGAATTTGACGACATAATTGATATCCCTCGTCAAAGGGTCAACGGTTGGTTTCTTAAACCTAAAACATTAAGCCTTGTATCTGCTCAAAAACTTTGCTGGTTAGACACTGATTGCGAAGTTCTAGACAACGTTGAAGATATTTGGGATCATTGCGAGCCAGACAAATTAGGTATGTGTGAAGATAGGCCGTGGACAAAACGCACAGGAGAAAAATGGTATAACTCTGGTGTTATGGCCATTATAGATAAACCAAGAATATTAGCCCCTTGGATAGACGCTTGTCGAAAAAAACCAGCCCAAGGAGACCAAGAAGTTTTACATTTTATGATGGCGAATCCGATCAATCAGATCTCTCATATCTGTCAGTTACCACACAAGTATAATTGGTTACGTATCGATGTTGAGAACGATAATACCGACAGTAATAAAAAAAGAATCATGCATTGGACCGGAGAGAAAGGTAACAATATAATAAGGAAAAAAATATACAATGACCAATAATGTTTGGAATGTAATTGGTAACGGTGATCTTGCGGCGTGCTACAAATTTCGTCAGAGAGCAGGCAAAAACATAATTTGTAATATGCCTCCTTTTGAGATGCTGGCAAAAGACGTTTATGCTACTGTTATGGTTGATTTTAAAATGATGGCCGCTCTAACGGAAGGTTCTCTGAATCTGGATATGTATCCATGGATACTTGGAACTCGTCCTCAAGTTTGGATGCAAGACCCTAGACAATCTGGCTTTTATTTAAAGTACGCACCTAATGTTCGAGAGTTTTATACGCATGTTCCAAAATACGCTCAAAACGCAACAAACTTTAATTGTGGACACATGGCGGTACATTATACTACCTTTAAGAAAAAAGCTGATGTGATCCATATGTTTGGTTTCGATACTTTATTTGATTTCAATATGAGATCCGTCACAGATCTTTATCTTAGTAGCGACCGAGGTAGCATAAACAATTTTAGACTTATAGAAAATTGGCGACCTGTTTGGGACGGTATCTTTAAAGAAGCTGAACAAAAACAACCAGACACTAAATTTGTTCTACATCATAATCACGATGGTATTAAAATACAAAAACGTGATAATATGGAAATCGTTACCTATGACTTGAAAGAAGAGAAAAAAAGAGGCAAGATAATAAAGAATCAAAAAATAGTTGAGTTGTCAAAAGAACAGCTTGCTGGTCTGAATAGAGCGCAGAGAAGAGCATATGAAGCTCAATTGCGAAAAGGCACTTTGTCATTATAATGTTTGAACACCAAAAGATCGATCTTGGTTACGATGATTTGTTTACAGAAGAAAAAAACGGAAAGAGGCATTATCGTTCAGGAACAAATCTATATCCTTCTATAACAACCGTTCTCAGCGTCTTGAGTGAAGAAGGAATCGCCAAATGGCGCGCGAAGGTG